CAAAAAATTGCCAACAAGGTCTACGCAGATCGCATGGGCAATCGCGATGAAGCATCGGGAGATGGCTACCGATTCCGAGGCCGTGGCTGCATTCAGCTTACCGGGCACGCCAACTACTATCACGCTGGCCAGGCTTGCGGTGTGGATTTTGTGATGGATCCGGATCTGGTGGCCAGTCCGCAGTACGCGGCTATGACGGCAGGCTGGTTCTGGTCTACGCACGGCCTTAATCAGTTCGCCGACGCAAAGGACTACATCACTATGACCAAGCGCATCAATGGCGGCACCATTGGCCTAGATGAACGCGTCGCGCACATAAAACAAACTCTGCAAGTAATCTCTTAATGCAATCAACTTGTAACATTGTTTTGTTTTAATCGGGCAAACTCATGAAGCCCGCAATGATCTCTGAAAAACAATTTTTGGAATCGTGGAACCGTTTAAAGTCTGCCAGTTTGGTAGCGAAAGAACTTGGCATTACTGAACGAGCCGTGCACGCCAGGCGCAGACGTAAAGAAGAAAAACACGGTAACGTGCTTCCGGTTAACGATCTGCGTTGGGTATACCGACAGCACATTTTCCCCAACGCGCTTGACCTGGGCATAGAAAACGGCACGGTCATTGTTTTTTCTGACGCGCACTTTTGGCCAGGCATTAGATCAACCTCTTTTAAAGGGCTGATGTACGCAATTGAAACGTACGAGCCTAAAGCAGTTGTCTGCAACGGTGATGCATTTGACGGCGCTTCTATCAGCCGACACCCGCCTATGGGTTGGGAAAAAGTGCCCGGCGTAATACAAGAGCTTAACGCGTGCAAAGCGATGCTTGGCGAGGTGTCGGACATTGCAAAGCAAGTCAGACGAAATGTAAAGTTAATTTGGACAATGGGCAATCACGACGCTCGATTTGCCTCAAGGTTAGCGGCCAACGCACCACAATATGTTCAAACCCCAGGCTTCCGGCTCGAGGATCATTTTGAAGCCTGGCAGTTTTGTTGGTCGGTATGGCTGACTAAAGAAGTCATTGTCAAGCATCGGTATAAAAACGGCGTTCACGCCACGCACAACAACACGGTGGGCGCTGGAACGTCAATTATTACCGGGCATTTGCACAGTCTTAAAGTCACGCCTTATGCGGACTACAACGGCAACCGATTTGGAGTTGATACGGGCACTCTGGCTGAACCGTACGGGCCGCAATTTTCTTATTCAGAACAAAACCCTTTAAACCACCGGTCGGGGTTTGCCCTGTTGACTTTTAAAAATGGACAATTATTGTGGCCAGAATTATTCCACGTTTGGAATAAAGACCAAGTCGAATTTCGTGGTGAAGTAATAAATGTGGACGGTTATTAGCCGTCCACATTGATTTGCGCATGCTTACTCTTAAGCTTCGTCGGCTTCGGCTTCGACTTTTTCTTCGTCAGAGCACTTATACCAGTCGTCAGACTCCAAGTCGTACCAGTAGTACACGTCATTTTCCGAGTCGTACCAATACGCCGTACCTTCGTCGTCGTACTCATACTCTTCGTCAATTTCTGCTTCGTCGGTAACTTCTTCGTCTTCAATTTCTTCAATGCGTTCGACAAAAGCGCTCAACGCCAAAAGCTTCCAAAAATCAGTAGTGTTAAATTCAACGCTTTCGCCAAAACCAAATTCAATCCTTAATGTGAAGTCCATTGCAATCCCCTAAATGTGACGCAGCACAGCGCTGCAAACACATCCTAAAGCAACTTCAATCCGGTTTTGTGTCAATTGAAAGTCGGGACCTTGAATTTTTACTACGTGAAATTTCCTCAATTTGTCGCGCAAAGTTGACATCAAAAGGTTTGCCCAGCTTGATTGCCTTGGCCTCAGCCTGGCCAATTTCCGCCTCGGTCAAATACTGCCAATTTAAGCTTTTTTGAAACTTTTTTTGCGAAATTGGCTTTGGTATGCTGGTTGTCACTTTTTACCTTTTAACAGCGGCTTGGGACAGTCTGGCGGTGGTTCGTCTGGCGGTGGCACCCAAATAAAAATGCCTTCGCTGGGCCGCGCCTGTTTGGCTTCGGTCCACCGGTCAACGTATACGTCTTTCATAATTCTAAGAGATTGCAGCACCGCCCCGCGTTCACCCCCAATATGGTCGTGGACCTGTTTTGACGTCATCCCGTCTGGGTGCTTAGCCAGCAGCTCTCTAATTTCTGGAAATCTGCTTTTGCTCATGTGTTCTTTTCCTTGAGTTTGGCTTCAGTTATAAGTACGGCATCTAAAGGAACTTCAAGCGCAATGTCCTCCCTTTCCTCCTCCGTCAGCCCTACCCAAGAGCGCTGTGGTGGTGCAACGTATACGGGCAACCATCCGTAAAGTTTTGCCTCTTCTTCTGTAAATTCCGTCAAATTTATAAAATTGCGTGCTTGAGTCATCCATGCCACAAACTCCTGCGCTGGTTGTGCCATCTTGTCCCGCGCTGCTGCGCGTTTGCTTTCGTAGCCTGTCATGTAATTTCCTCTAACTGTGGGTGTTTCAATAGCACTGCGTAGGCTTTTGCGCGTTCATAAGCATTGTCGCCAGCAAACAGATTTTCGTACTGCCAATCAAATTCATACCAGCGTTTTGTCTCAATAACCCAGTATTCTTTTGGGTGTAGTCTTATTCGTACTCTCATTTCAACACCACGGCTGCAACAAGCATCCATACACTTAGCACAATGATCACCAGAGCGATTAAACCGCGTATTTGTTGCGCTAAAAATTCCCAGGGGTCGTAGTCTTCTTCGGGCGCTTTGTATGCCATGTAGGCGTTATCTACTTCGTTCATTGCTTGTATTCCTTGATTCGAGTATTAAGCCTCTCAATACGTTTTTCGTTGTACTCAAGCACTGCGGTCGCATACTCGACTGCGCCTTCGGCTTCCAGGCGGTCCAAATGCGCCTGCGCAAGCTCTCGAGTCACTACTTCAAGCGGCGTAAGTTCGCGCCAATAATCTTTGAAAAATTTTAGAAATTTCATACGACCTCCGCTTTGGGATGCGTTTCAGTACGAAGCTTTGGCGCCTGGACCTGGCCAAGCACTTTGGAGGGCAATTGGAACGCGGCGCTGGCGCCTTTCCTGGCTGGCTCTGCAAATACGCAGTAATAGGGTTCTGTACGGTAATCAATTATCCGAGGTGGTGTTATCACGGTTATTTCCTTTATCAATTTCAACTACTAATTTGCGCCAAGCTTTTCGCAAAACCTGTATATCTTGGCGCATTGCTTGAACCTCTGCCGTCAAATCTCGGGCAAGGTTTTCTAGGTTTTTCCTGTCCCAAACTTCAAAGTTCGCCATTTTTGCTGTATTCCAAAACCGCATACATCTGATTAAAAATGTGCGGCTTGTACGCGTTCAAGTCGCCCTGGAGTGTCGTTACCAAATAATCGCCCGGTTCAATGATGGACAGTCCGCCCATTGTGGGTGCAACGGCGTACACCAAACCATCTCTAGACGACGGGTGCATGCGCACGGCTGGGTGATCCCCATCTTTGAACCAGCGGACCGCTTCAACGATATCTGGCTTGCGTATGTACTTCATGAAAATATAAAGTAAGCCAACAAAAAACCAGCGCAAAAAAACACGCCGTAATTGATCATCACTATTTTGTCTTCATATTCTTTGTCAGTCATCAAAAACTCCAGGTTTGTGGTTGATACTTAAATTCGTTTTTGTCCCAGCGCAGGACGTTGATTTGGTCGTTGTGCTCGGCCACAATTGTCATACAAACTGCGCACAGCGTGGGGTCTCCAACCATCAGCAAATAATCTCCCCATTTCCAATTTTGCAGCACGCGCCTGGCATGCTCAATCATTGCAAAAGTGTGGTACTTTTTGTTTACGCTGCTAAAAATTTGTTTCAAAACGCCAAAGCGCTCCGCGTCTGCAAAGCTTTTTTGTGCGTCGTTGTAGACGATATATACGTTAGTCATCAAATGCCCTTAGTGCTTGTTCTTCAATGATTGGAAATAAATCATTGTTCATTATTTCAAAAATGCTGACGCTCTCGCAAAACACGTCAACCAATTCCATGATGGCGGGCCATGCTGGGTCATCAAAAGCGGCTGGCTCTTTGGGTGAGTATTCCAAGACGCAATGCAACGGTTTAGACAGCCCAGCGGCGTATTCAAAATGTACTTTCATAGCATTGCATCCTCAATGTTTTCTGGATTAAAAACTGGTTGGCCAGGTTTGGTGAGCATCAGCTGGGTTGGGAACGGCCATTTGGCCTCGCGGTAATACACAGATGCAATGACGTCCAGCATGCCTGGCCGTTGAATTTCAACCTCATAAAAACCAAACGGCGCCGATGCGTTTTTACGCATGTATTTGCCGTTGTCGCCGGTTGAGCAAGTGACGTAGCCTTGCTTGCTATAGTAAGCTGTGGCTTCTGCAATCGAGGCAAATTCGCGTGTCTCTAAAGCATTCATGCTAACAACTCCTCAACAGCAGTGCGTTTTGCGGCCAAAGCCATCACGCTTTTAAGGTATGCGGCCGCCAAAGCTTGAGCGGCTGCAATCATTTCGCGGGCTTCTTCAACGCTAATTTTTGTCACGCCGTTGTGTGGCACAAACGAATAGAGCTGGGTGCCTGCCGCGTTGGACAGGATGTAAGCGTCAGGTGCGTAGTCTTTAGGTGTAGGCACTGCCGCGCGAACAGTGAGAGTCATAAAGCCGACTTTGACTGTGCTGCCGATTGTCCAATTTTGCTTGCTGTTTGTGATCATTTGAAACTCCAGTTATTGGTTATTGGGTGTGTGGTTTTTTACACCACACCCCGATTATGCACATTTTTTTGGGTTTTTTCCATTTTCCCAAAATTTTTTTTTAAATGGGCGAATCGTCCTCAGCCGGTGCTTCAGCCTGGTGTTCGGCCTGGGGCTTGTTGGGCACCACGTCTGTCACCTCATGGCCATCCAGGTCAACCACCTTTTGCAGGCGGCTGGGGCGCTTTTTGGGCGCTTCGGGGGGTGCTGCTGGTGGGGTAGGTGCTTCTGGCTGTTCCGGCGGCATAAACAGGTCGTCATCGGACCGGATTACGTCGTCTAAGTCGGTACTCATAGGCAAGCGCTTGCTGTGGCGGCGAACGACCGTCTTTTTGGCCATTTCGTCAAAATCAGACTGCCAGGGTCCCGCGTTGCCGGAGCGGCTGCGCTGGCGAATCGCATGCACTTGGTCTACGTCCATAAATTCGCGTGATTTCTCGCCGTCTTTCATAGTCACGATTGAGTAGACGCCAATTGTGGCGCCACGGTCTTTGAGCGCCGGGCGGTGCACAATTTTTTCGTCATCGCCGAGCTGATAGTCAAACTGGTCGTTAGCTTTTACGACCTGGACCGACCAAGTGCTAATCTCGCCGGAATTGCGTACTTTTTTCATGATACCGGCAACCATTGGCATCCATTGCGCCGTGTTCTTAAACGTCACAATTGCGCCCTCGCGGCCATCGGCCAGCAGGCCGTCTTGAGCAGCGCGCATGGCGGCGCCAAACAGGCTGCGGCGGTCAGCGTCCAGCAAAGCTGGGTTTTGCTGAACTGCCGTCATTACGACGCGCGTAAAGCGCTCGGGGTCTACGTGCTTGGGCAGGGCCGCTTTAAATTGCGGCTGCATGGCCGTAAGGTTGCGGCGTACTTCGTCAATTACTGTGATTGCGTTGGACATGGTGTTACCTTTCAGTTAAAAAATCATTTTGCCTTTTTGGCGGTTAGTCGGAAATTTCGGAAGCCCTCGCGTTCATAAGCTTCGATCATCGCAGGCGCCGTCATGGACAGCGACACGGTGAACCCTTTGGCCAGGACGCGCTCGGCGTCACCGACCTTCATCAGCATTTTGGCCTTAGCCGTCTGTTTGTCCTCTTTGGCCTCTTTTTCGCGTTTTCCTGCGTCAGAATACTCCTGGCATAGCGCGGTGATTTCGTTGTCGTTTTGGGCGTCCAAAACGCGTCCTGGCTCGGCAAATCCAAACAGCGAAGACACCATTTCGGCATCAGCTGGAAATTCGGGCGCAGGCGGCTGGTTGGCGTCAATTGACTCCCAGAACTTTTTGATCTTAGCCATAATAACCACACCGACTTCGCGGTCCCTCTTACGGCGCAGGATCTTTACTTGGTTGCCGCCTACCAATGCGGCAATGATGCCCCACTCGCGATTGATCACCTCAAGCTGGTGCTGCAATTGCAGCTCAATGTGCTCGGGCGCTTCGATGCTGCCGTCGTCGTTAACCAGCCAGTTGTCGCGAAACACCATGCCGTCCACGGCCTTGATTTCCAAAATGCCTGGGCCGTCTGGGTGATTGACAATTTCAAAGTCAAACGACGATCCCATGCCGTGCTGTTGGTCTTCGTACTGGTCGTGCCGGACGTAGGCTGTGAGCTTGCGCACGGTCCAGCCGTTGTCTTCAGCAATGCCGCGCGCAATCACGTCCTGCAAGCGCGTGCCCCAAGTCATGCGCTCATTGGTTTTAAACTCAGGCACTTCGCCCGAATGCTTGCGGTGCCACAGCTCGAAATACGTGTTGTAAGGCGACAAGCCAAACAAGGCCGCAGCTTCGGTGCTGGTGATGTCAATGGTGCGCAGCTTGAGCCAGTGCGCTTCGGACTGGGGGTAAATCATTTGTGGCATGTTGAGCTCCTTAAAATTTGAAGTTGGGGTGATTCTTGACGCCAAACACTCCCGCATATTCCAGCAGCGCGTTGGCCGAGCGTTTGGTGCGTGCGGCGCGTATCAGCGACGACAAGCCCAGGGCGATGTTTATGGTGTAGCCGCCTATGGCGTGCATGGCCATGAGGGTTGCTAATTCGCGGATTTCTGATTTGGTCATAGTGAGCTCCAGTTATTAAGTTATGGGTGATAAAAATTAGTTTTCTACCGGCAATGCTGTTATTTCCAGCGCTTTAATTGTGTTACCAGACTCTTCTGGTTCCCAAATCGACACAATGATGCGGTCGCGCGTCGCGCTGTATACGGTGATAGGATTGTCCAGAACAATGTAATGCATGTAGGACAAATTCATTGTGTGGCAACGAGCGTATTCAATTGTGCCCGTGTAGGCTTGGCCGTGGTATACGCCTTCAACTTTGTCGCCGACGTTAAATGGTTTTTGCTTGGTCATGTTGTTTACTCCAGTTATTGAGTTATTGAGATAGACTTTTTATCGTCTGGTGTGATTCTAACACCAGTTTTTTTAATTGGTCAACAATTTTTTTTAGACGGCTTTGGTTGTCTCGACAACAACGACCAGGCCGTAGGTTGTGCTCGAGGTTGTTTTAAAGTAATCGTAAGTCTCCACAAACGAGCGCGGGCCTTCGTTCCAAGTGCGCAAAGGCGAGCCGTCCGGCGCGCGGCCAATGAGTTGTGAGTTGCTGATTGGTTTGTGTGTGTCTTTCATATTGGCTCCTAAAGGGGGGCCGAAGCCCCGTTAAATTTAAATTGCTGCAACTGTTGCCCAAGGCGCACGAAGTGCGGCGGGAATATCTGATTTTTGAACTTGAGGGGTTGCTACGCCGCGATAAAAATAAGCCACCACTTCAACTGCCAAATCAAAGCGAGCGCGATTAGTACGACCAAGAGCGCGAACTTCTTTAATTGACTTACCTTGAACTTGAATGCAATTTGTTGATCCGCAAAAACCGATTGCGGGATAAATTACTGTGGTTGTTGTCTTAGCCATTTTGAGATCCTTTCAATTATTGAGTTATAGACCAATTGCTCGGCCTGGTGTAATTATGCCACCATTTAACCGCTTGCCAAACTTTTTTTTGCGTCTTTACAAAACTTTACAATTTATTGTCGACAAATGCCGGTGTAGAATCGTCACCACAATTAAGGACTCTTATGAAACCCGCACACCTGGTAGTAAAACGATTTGGCGGCATACGCCCTTTGGCGCGCGCCTTGGGCATCGACCACAGCGCCGTCCATCGCTGGACGACCGACAAACCCAAGGGCACCGGCGGCTTGGTGCCGTCCAGACATCACCTGCCATTGCTAAAAATTTCCGCTGAGCGCGGCATTGACTTGACGGCCACAGACTTGGTGATCGGTGACTAATAACACCTGCCTGTCGTGCTCGCATTGGGCGCCCAAGCAGTCTGGTCAGATGGCCCGGCATTACCTGTGCCTGTGCTCAATATCAAAGCATCGCGCCAGGTTTACGCCTCCCGCCCAGACGTGCGACCGGCATTTAGCTGTCAGCCAAGACGTATTGCAATCCAGAATGGACTATTTCAAGTGATCGAACTTCGACCCTACCAGCAAACCATTATCGACCAGGTGCGCGCAGGCTTTCGCGCTGGCCACCGGTCACAGCTCATTGTGAGTCCCACAGGCTCGGGCAAAACCGTGATGTTTAGCTTTATGGCAGGCAGCGCCGCCTCCAAAGGGTTGCGCGTCTGGATATTGGCACACCGCGCTGAGTTGCTGGACCAGATCTCGCGCACCCTGGCAGCCTTTCGCGTGAGTCACGGCATCATTAGCCCGCAGTACCCTGGCCGCCGCCTCGAGCAGGTCCAAGTTGCTTCGGTATTTGCCTTGGCCAGGCGTTTGGACCACATCACACCGCCTGATTTGATCATTTGCGACGAAGCGCACCACGCCATCGCCACCAGCACTTGGGGCAAGATTATCCAGGCGTACCCTAAAGCGCACGTCATTGGCGTCACCGCAACCCCTGTGCGGTTGTCTGGCGAGGGTTTGGGCGACCTGTTCCAAGCGATGGTGCTTGGTCCCACAGTCCAGGATCTAATTGAGCTGGGCAGCCTTTCGCCATACCGCATGTTTGCCCCCGCTCAAGCGGTTGACCTTTCGCAAGTGAAATCTCGCGCTGGCGACTATGTCCGCTCGGAGCTTACTGACGCAATGGCCAAGCCAGTCATCACCGGATCGGCGATTGGCCACTATCAAAAAGTCTGCCCAGGCAAGCGGGCCATTGCTTTTTGCTGTTCTATTGAGCACGCCCAGCGCGTCGCGCAGCAATTCCAAGATGCGGGCATTCGCGCGGCCGCGATTGACGGCAACATGGACCGCACCGAGCGCACTACCTTAACCGAAAGCTTTGCGCAGGGCCGTATTGAGGTCATGACGAGCTGCGACATTGTGTCTGAGGGGTATGACCTTCCAAGCATAGAAACGGCCATTTTGCTGCGTCCTACGCAAT